AAAAAAAACATTAAGTTTGAAAACCCATTACCTAAGGATGTATTCATTTCACCACTCATACGGGTAGCTGGGACTTTAATAACAAAATTTTTGAAAACACAACGATTAACGGTGGTCAAGGCTTGTACCAAGTATTCATAAATCTTAAGCCCATCAACACACTCAGACAACATGTATTTGTATAAAACAAATTCACACGACATCATTAATTCCTTAGTAAAATGAGTCTCATAAGACTTAAAATCAGTCGCTATATACTGACCACCATATTTCATCAAACCATCATCACCCTCAACAAAACAACAGCAATCAGGATGACAATCATACATAGACATGATGAATTGAGGCCTATCACGGACAGGGATTTTCTTAATAAAGGAGTAATATTGGAAAACAATCTCTTCCATGGCTTTAAAATATGGGCCAACCACAGTTTTAAATTCATCAGATCTAGCGTTAATTGACCTCGCATGCTTAAACTCCAAATAGTGCTCCCTTTTAATAAAACTATTAACTTGAAAGATTCTGTCATAAAATATACCTTTATCAACTGTCTTATCAAAAGACCTACGCAATTCAGCTTTCCTCTTTTCGGTATAATTGGTTTTCGACAGCCAATATAAAAAGGATTCCAGAGAAAAAATACCCAAAGGATAATTAGAGGGTATAGGACTAAAATTCTCTCTTACAAAGTCATATACAAAACTCTCTAACTCATCCAATATACCAGGGATAGGTATAGGAGGTTGGCAACAAAATCGACGTAACGCACCAGCAAAACAAGTATCAATATCATAAGTATCAACATAAGGCAAAGCTATGTTGAAATTATTGACAAAACAAAATTGTTGAGGCTTCTTCTCTTCATTTATAGGTAAAAGCTCCTTCTTATATTTAGAACGATAAATACGCTTAAATTCAACATCAGGTTTCGAAATAGGTATCTTAGGGAATTTTAACTCACCCACTGCATACCCATAACCTAGGGTCAAAGAACCCTTTCTCACCCAAGGGAGGGGGTTTAACGAAGAAAAGGAATATTCATGCCTGAGCTATTAAAACTCAGCATTTTTGCAGTTACAAACTTGGCAGTATGTTGATAAACTGAATCAATATTCAGATAACGTGGAATATTCACATAAGGATCAGTTTTAACAGAATTATAAATCTTATCCTGACATAACTTAGGATCATCTAAAGGATTAGTATTCTTAGGAGCTAAAGATTGATCAATCAACTCACAAGACACAACAACTTGTTTCTCTTTTCTAAATTTAATATTCCAAAAATTAAAACACAACAACGAATACAAATAATTAGGTTTCCTAACATATAACAAAGCTGCTAAACGTGGTTCCAGGCAGATATTATCATGTTTATTAAACTCACTACGATGGTCACCAACCACCTTAGGCAAATAATGTAAAAAACTATAACTGTGTGTGACAGACAAGAATTTTTTAGACAACCATGGAGTCATCCATCGTCTAATCGGATGCATAAAAGTCAAAACAGTATTAAGACACAATAAAAACCAAATTATATCATAAGGACATCCAACAAAACGGGGAAACAATGTAGTAAACTGATAACCAAATAAATGTTTAGATGAAGAATCAAATTTATTCAACAACCTCGAAAATAAATGTTTACACAAAGCAAAAGGATAAGCAACAACATTTGAAAGAAAATCTGAACCTGTCAAAAAACGAGTAATTAAGTAAATAACATAAGGGGGGCTGTAATAACCGTTTAAGAACTTTGTCACACGGTAACCAATAAACAAATGGATACAATTGACAATAAACATAGCCCTCGTATTGAGAACAGCTTTCTCTTTATAGACTATATTATAAGCTTCACCTCCTTTTTGTCTAATCAAGTCGCCTACATGTGGATCAGCTGGATATATAGGAGGAATGTTATTAAAATCATCAACATTAGGAGGCAAAGGAGGAGGAGGAGGTAAATGTTGAAATTGATTAATTAATACTGGGGGAGGAGGTGTTAGTACCGGTGGATCTAGAATAAAAGGCACATTCGGCAAGGGTTCTGACTTAATACTAGACACATTTGATAACACACTACTACTACTCAGACTAATAGACTCATCCGTTGAACCAGTGCCCCTTGAATCCGAAAAACTTGATGAACTCACAATTTGTAACTTAGGTCTTAGTCTCTCTTTTTCATGATTCTTTATAAACTCATCTTTAGCTGGATCTTGTTTTATTTTAAACTTACGAGGTTTTTCTTTTTTCGGCGAATACGGTTTGTGTTTCGAACAAAACAACGTATGTTCAGACGTATTAGTAATATATTCCTCACATTCATTGCACAATTTACCTTTACGGCGCTTACACCAAACGACATCACCATAACTATCAAGATGGTCCAATTCTGACTTACCACACACAAAGCAATCAGAACCCCCTTTCAAACGAAAATTGACACCACCCTGAGAATCAATCCATGAATTATCCATGGTAGGCTGCCCTGGGTATAATATAACCTTACCATACCACATGGCTAAACGTAATGAAGACTTAGTAATTCTCCAAACACCACCTGGTCTTCTTTTTCTCAAAATAGAACGTGATTTTTTACCATCAATCTTCATATGATTATTTCCTTTCCTTTTCTTAATTGTCTTCTTTGGTTGAGATAAAGGTTTACGATATATACTATTTTTATTATATTTACGATCATCTTCACCATATATCATACGCAAAAACTTATACTCCTCAACCCATATCTGTTCTCTAGTTCTAGTCTCACGCTCTGTAATAGTTTGATGCAAATTTCTTTCATCCATATCTGGACTCCATACATAATCAACAACAGGAGGATCAGTTGCTAATATAGAATTTAAAACATTAAATATTAATATAATTAAAAATAAACGAAGAAAATTGGTCTTCGAACCAAATTGCTGAAACAAAAATGCTATATTCAATAATGTTGTACTCATATTGGATTTTTGAAAAATACCTAAACGGTCCCATTGATTTAGTTCAATGTGGATACCCTCCATAAACTGCTATTTTATCACAATGAAACCATAGCTGGTTGTTTTCCCCAAGGATCTTAAACTCATATTACTCATCGGGTGTCAATACGGGTGTACAATCTTCAATCCCCCGAGTTGCAGAAGGATTATGAGAATGTGTTGACTATCCCTTATCCCAATTTTCATATGAAATAAGAAGCTTATTTTCGGCTTCTTGTCCACGCATAAGTGCGCCACCTCTAGAATAGGATTTAATTTATATGTATATTTAT